GCCCTCGCAAGGAGGGCTCTGATAAATTGCGCAGATGATTCGCGCGCTTGTTTTGCTGTTCGTGGCCGGGGCGGTTTGTGCCCAGCCGATTCACCGTGATCCGCGTGTGGTGCGGGAGTTCAGGAAGTCGGTGCCGTGTCCTTCAACGGGAAGGACTCGTGGGGCCTGCCCGGGATTTCAGGCCGACCATTCGCGCAGCCTTTGCAGCGGTGGTGAAGATCGCCCGGAAAATCTCACTTGGCTTTCCGTCGAAGATCACAAGTGGAAAACCTTCATAGATAACCGCGAGTGCCGCAAGCTGCGACGACTCGCTAATACGCCTGCTATCGAGCGCTAGGCCATTGCTCCGGCGAGTTGCATGGCCTCATCAGCCTGGCTCGTCCCAACCAGCACCCCGCGAGCGGTCTGCAGGAAGGTCGTGATACCCGCCTCACGAAGCCTGCGAATCACCTCCTGCGGATCGCCTGCAATCGTCACCGTCCCGCTCGGATTGCGCTGCGCCTGCAATGTCGGTTGGCTTGAATCGGATTCCATCAGCGCTTCGCCCTCCGGCCTTGGATAGCCCGCCAGCCGGTAGCGCTCGTTTGGCATTCGCTCAACACGCCAGTCGAGGTCCGGTTCGTTGCGCTGCCTGGTCGGAAGTGCGGTCAAAGCATCCTCCGGGGCCAGATACCCGGCTCCACGTCTCCCGGTCCAGATTGATGCAGGCTGTTCTTGCGATTCGGATGCGTCGGCGGTCGCGATTGGAGCCTCAACGAGCCCACCCTCGTCGTCCTGCACCACTTGGGCTACTGGCGTCTGCGTCGGGGCCTCGTAGATCGCTGCAGGCGTCACCGGGGCGGCTTCCGACAATGGCGTCTCCAGGGCGGCGAATGCGCCGTCGATGGCTTGATCAACCGTTGTCGCTTCGCTGATCTTCTGGAGTGGGGCGACTGCTGGAGGCGAGGTTGGCGCAGGAGTTGGGGGCGGGGTTGTCTGTTCCGGCTGCGCTACTGCAGCCGAACTCATCGCAGCTCCGAGCACTGGCAGCGCTCGCTGAGACATCGGGATGAAGGCATTGGCCCGGGGGCGCGGTAGCGCTGCGGCAGGCGCATTGGCCTTTCTCGCCGCGTCTACAAGCCCGCCCTGAACGCTTTCGGAGAACATCCGGGCGCGAGCGATTGGGGGCGCAACGAAAGGAATAGCTGCAGCCGCCAAACCAGCGGGGCCAGTTGTTGCCATGCCGCCCAATCCAAGCGCAGTACCCAGTCCGGCCTTCAGATTGTGCGAATCGGGGCTGCCAACCTTTTCCGGAAGTTTTGCGACTGAAGGAAACGCAGCGCCGAAGCGCCCGACCGTCTCCAGCCCATCCGACAGTGGCTTGCCCTTCTTGAAAATCTTTCCAAGGACGGTCGCATCAATGGAGCCGGTCGAATCGTTCAGTGCGCGCTCAACGGTGTAGGTCTGAGCGATCTTCATGCGGGCTTCGCGCAATGCAGGCAGCAAATCGGAGCGACCCAGCGACTGCGCGTAGTCCTCTAGCGTTTGTTCGATGCCTGCCGCCTGTGCGTCAGCAGCCCGAGCCATTGCCAATTGCTCCGGGTTGGCCGACACGTTGTAAGCCTTGAAGTAGCTCTGCGCATCGTTTCGCGCCTGCTTCAATTCCTCGATCATCACCTTGGGCTTGATCTCGGCCACCGGGGCGCGGTTCATCACTGAAGAAGCCGTGACGCCGGGGGCCACCGGCAGATCAGCAATGGCCTTGTATGCCTTGCCAGCGTCCTTGCGCACCGTCTCCAGCGCGGCCAGGTCGATGGGCGCGTCAGGGGCCAGGTTGAGCGCCTTTCGGACAATGCTCTTTGTCGTTTCCTGATTCTGGACGGATGCAATCTGCTGTGTCGCCATCTTGCCGGACACGCTTTCCATCGCGCGATTGGCAAAGGTCGGGTTCACTGTGGCCGGGGGCAGGATGTAGCCTGCGTTGATGGCGTCTTCTGCGCTGTCAAGCAACTGTGATGCGGGCTTCATGGCTTTGCCGCGAAGTCCTGCCGTCACGGCCTCCGCTCCTTTCCCCAGTCCCTGAATAACAGGGGGGGCAATACCGCCCACCAGCGCCCCCGCAAGCGCATCGTCTGGGTTCACTAGCCCAGCTGACGCTGCGCCGCTTGCTGCGCCCGTACCGACTCGCGCCGCCAGTCCTGCCTTGCCAGTAGCGCCGCCTACGCGAAACCCGCCCGATGCGAGCCCTTCGGTAATCGCTGTCGCCGCCTTTCCAGCGGGTAGCACAGCGCCTGCCGCTTTACCCATCAACCCGCCGACCGGAAGGCTGCCGGCTACTTCTGCTGCCAGTTTGCCGCCCTTATAAAGCAACGACTCGTCCTGTGCGCCCAAGTCCTTCAAGGTCGCATCCATGTCGGCGCGGCGCTTGCGGTTGGATTCGAGCGATAGACCCTTTCCGTCAATCGCGTCCTTTGCCATGTCGATGGGGGCCAGGAGCGTCGCGCCAATGCTTCCAGCACCGCGCACACCACCGGCCAGCAGGTTCAACGCGGCTTGAGAAACGCCTTCGCCATCCTTGGAAATGTCCTTTGCCCCGCGCGTGATCTTGTCGCCGTCGATCTCTTCCTTTGCGCTCTTTGGAGTGTGCTTTACGGCAAACGCCAACACCTCTTCCTGTGTCGCGCCTTCTGGCGCTGTCACTTGAAAGCGCCGACCGCTCGGCGTAGTGATCTCAAAAACTGGCATAGGTTAGGTTCCCGGTCATGATTTGGTCGCTATTTCAGGCGGTGATACGATGCGAATCGTGAGCGACTACATCACTGCAAAAGTACTATGGGCCGTCGTGCTCGCCATTGGCGCGATCATTTATGGCGCGTATCGTGGATGGACCGGGAAGCGCCATGACGACGATCTTGAGCCGTGATGGATCAGTCGCCATATTTCACGGTCGTCTTTTGGTATCGCGTGGTCGTGCTGATCGTTCTGTGTCTGGTGGTCACTGAACTTTCGGAAATAAAGGGAATCGCTGACGCAGCCCGAGTAAACGCGGCTCGCGCGCTTGCTGAGGCAAAGAGTGCGTCATCAAACGCAGGGCAGGCTCTCGGCGAAGCCTACGACGCGAAGATCGCCGCCGAGAACTGCCGACGCTGAGCGCGTCACTTCAGTTCTTTGATGCTGAACCCTTTGAAAGGCGAGTTCGGCTCAACCCTCCCCCGCACCTCATCGACTCGCCGCGCAGACTCCGGCACTTCCGCCAGAATGCCGCGCGTTGCAAGTGCCCGGTTGTTCCGCTTCTGCTCGATGACCTTGAGCGAATCGCCGGGGCGTGGAAAATACTGAAGTTCGCCGTTTCGGAACTCGGTATCAGCAATCACTGCGCCCGATTCCCGGCGCAGCACAGCATTGATGAAATCCCGCTTGGCCTGATCTAGTTGCTGCCCTTTTTCGGTGTTGGCAAGGTTGACTGCAGCGCCAATCCCCCAGCGACCGTCGGCTCCCGGAGTGGAGTAGTGCTTGCCGTCCTTTTCCAGCTCGTCCAAGATGTCATTCGATGCTTGCATCCGAGCGCCGAACAGGAGCGCCTTGGATTGGCTATCGGTCAGGGGCTTTCCGCCCGCCGTCTTCATCTTCGGATCTTCCGGGCCACCCGGGATGAATTCAAGCGTCACGCCATCTTTGGCCCAGCGATAGCCCGACGGGGCTTTGCCTGATGCTCGCGCCTCGGCTACTTCCGCCCTGGTAAGTGCGCGCCGGTCGCGGCCTTCCTCTGCGGCCTCTGCTCGGCGGTCACGGGCCTCATTTTCTGCGCGGGAACGCGCATCGCGACGATCTTCCCGCTCACGCTCGCGCTCGTCCTTGATGCCAGCCGACGAGAAGATCACCTTGCCATTGCGATCAATCACGGTCGCGCCGTCTGGAACAGTCACGGTGCGCTCAGAAGCCAATGGCTTGCCAGCGCTGTACGCCTCCAGATCGGTCGTCTTGGCCTTGCTGAGGGCCGCGTCGAACACCTCGTCGGCGGTGCGCTTTCGCGTCTGGCCTGCGACTGCCGCCTCATTGATCTGCTTTTCCGCACCGTACTGCTTTTGCAGTTGCGCGGTGACAGTTGCGCGGACTTCTTCCTTTTCCGGGCCGTCCGGCATGTTGGCAAGCTGCTTGTTCACTTGGGCAATCAGCGCCTTTGGATCGCCGCGCAGTCCCTTGCTTTGCTCGCCATCGGAATAGCTTGGTGCGCCTGCTCCGCTGAGCATGGAAACCGGATCGGCTTCGACTGGAACCTCAGTACCCGCCTCGGCCTCCATGAGACCCTGAAGGCGCTTCATTGGTGCGCGCTTGCGCTCGTCGGCCCGGGCTTCGGTGCGCTGCTCCATCTGGTCCTTGATCTCAGCCAGACGCATCGCCCTTTGCAATTCGGCTTCGCTTTGCTGCTCCATCAAAGACTGTTTGGCAAAAAGCTCGCCCGCCGCGTAACCGGCGGTCGATAGCCCCCGCCCCAGTGCTGCGCCGAATCCGCTCATTTCGCACCTCGCGATTGTTCGTAAGCCGTCATGCGCTGCGGATCGCCCATCGTTTCCTTCAGGGAATCCAGTGCAGCGCCCAGCTTTTCAGGGGTCAGGCCTACGGTTGGAAGTAGCGCCTCGATGTATTCGCGGGTCGCTTCATCCAGCACGTCACTGGTAACCGTTACCAGTCCAGCCTGCTCCATGAAGTCAAGCGCGTCGAGCAACAAGGCCATTCCCGCTTGAATGAAAACGTCGTGCGGGATTGTTCCCCGGGCCTTGTGCGCCATCATGTTCAAGATCGCGGCCATGCCCTTGGCAACATCTTCAATCGGATTCTCCGCCTCGGTGATGCCTTGGCTCAGTTGCTTGAACGTGGCTTCGTCGTAAATGATCCGTGTTCCAGCCTTGACGAGCTTGTCGTAGCGCTCGCGATCGGTCACGCCTTCCTCAATCTTGGCTTGAGCTTGTTGGAGTAGTGTGTTCTTCAGCATGGGGTCACTTTCCTGCAAACATCAGGCCGCTTGGACGCACGCCGTTGTACGTGGGCGATTGCGCGTTGAAGATGTCTTCCTTGGGCTTGAGCCTGAAATCCATCCGTGGGACGGCCTTGCCGTTTTCCATCTTTGCCCGGGCAGTGTCGGCGGCGGTCTTGTAATACTCGGCCTTCTGCTTCTTTTCTTCGTCAAACATGCCGCCGACAAAGTTGGCTGCAATGGACTTCATGTCCTTGTTGTCGAAGAAGCCGGACAGCGTATCGAGCACACCCTTCTTGCCGGGAACTGGCTTTGCAACATCGGTGGGCTTGACGGTTGGCGACTGGGCGACGAGCGGGTTTGCTGTCTGTGTGGCGCTCATGTCCGTGGCTGGCGTGCTTGCAGTTGCAGCGATCGGCCCGCTATCCATCAACCCGCCGCCGCTCATGTCGGTCATCGGCTGGAACGAATCTCCGAAAGCGCTGGCTTGGCTCGCCGCAATGTCCATCGCACTTGATCCGGCTGACAGACTCGACCCGCCATAAACATCGTCGGCCATCGAAACAGCATCAGCCGCGCTGCTTGCCCCGCCATCACCGATCCAACCCTGCCCTTGTGCGAACGCGCCGATGCCTCCGGCCAATCCGGCAACTGCGCCAATCTTCATCATGGTCTTGTTGCCGGTTACAGCACCAATGCCGCCCACGATGCTTCCAACAGCGGCGATGGTCTGGAATGCCGTCAGCGTCCCTGTAGCGAGGGCGGATGCTCCGGCGAATGCTCCCGCGACAGCGATTATCGGCATGGGTTTTCCTTTATCCTTGATTCGGTGATCCGGTAGATCACGTCATGTTGTGTTTCGCCTGCGACCTTGAAGCCCAAGCGTTCATTGAATCGCCTCTGCCTTGCGTCATCCTTGGGCGTGGAGGTCTGCGCATAGCCGTACTTCGCAATGAGATCGCCCGGATATTTGCGCAGGATCGACTTGTCAGCCGGTGTGTCATCGAACTTCGCGAAATGGAACTCGGGGCCTTTGACGAGAAACACGCCGATCGTTTCCCGATCGCGATACACCGGGTCGAACGTCCAACCTTCCAGCGTTTTCGCGAACTCACTGCGGGTTAGAAACAGTGGGCTCTGTTCCCAAAGTTTCCCGATCAGATCGTCCATCAGCCGCCCGAACCGGTGTAGTCAATCTGAACGGGATTGCCATCTACATCAACCGCCCCCGACCCGGGCGCTGCCGCTGGGCTTTGCCCTGCTGGCGCGGGGGCCGGAGTCGGGGCTGGTGTTGCTGCAGGACCGCCGAAGTCCAGTTCGGGAAGGTCCAGGTTCGTGATGGACCCGATCACACCTAGAGACGAATTCAAGATGCCAACCAAGTTGGCGATAGCAGCCTGCTTTGCTGGCTCGTCCATTGCGTCGTTCGAGAGAATTCCCGCGATTGAACTCATCGTCTGCGTGTACAGATTGCCCGCACTGACCTGCGTCTGCATGAGGGTTTTGTAGTCGGCCTCCATCTGTCCGAGCGCCAATTGCGTATCGGTCGTCATGCCCAGCGCAAGCAGATCGTTCGATTCGCTGGCGTTGAACTTGGCAATATCCAGTGCGACACGGTTGGCCTCGGAGACGTTGAACTTCGCAAGGTCGGCATTGATGGTCGCCATCGTCGCGGCGATCTTGTTCTGCTCGCCCGCGTTGAACATCGAAATCTTGTTCGCCTGGTCCTGATTGATGATGCCCGCTTGAAGGGCGCGGTCCAGGTTCGCCTTGAGCATGTCGTTCGCCTGCGAGACGTTGAACTGGCTCGCGTCGTTAGCGAACTGAGCGTTAATCGCGGCCATCTTGTTGGCCTGCTCCTGGTTGATGATCCCGGCCTGCAGCGCCTTGTCCACGTTGAACTGCGAGACTTGCGTGGCCGTCTGTGCGTTGAACTTCGATGTGGCGTTAGCTTCGGCTGCAGTGAAGGCTGATGCCTTGTTGGTCTCGCCTGCGTTGGCAAGGTTGACGTTCGTCTGTAGCTGGCTGTTTTCCGACATGACCTTGTTCTTCGCGCTTGCGGAGAACTCAAGGCCCTGGTTCTTCGATGCCATGTTGGCAAGATTCATCTGCTGGGCATTACCAGCGTTGTACTGGCCTGCCGTGGCGAATGTCGATGCGTCTTGAGAGGCAATCGGGATGGCCGCGTCATACAAAGCGGCTTGACCGGCCTGCACAGCCATTGAGCTGTTCATCAGTCCAAGCTTGTTTTTCTCCTGCTTGGCGCGCGTGGCGGCTTGCACTTGCAATGCGGAGTTGTCCGCGATGATGTTTTTGACTTGCCCTTGGACCGTGGACTTGTCGTCCGGCGTCCAGGTTGCAGCAGTGCCTTGCGCGCCATCATAGGTATTGGCCGCACCCTGCAATGCCGCTTGCGCGTCAGTGGCCGTGTAGCCCTGCGATGTGGCTTGCGTTGCAGTTGCCTGCCCTGCCGTCACCGGAGCGGCTGTAGCAGCTTGCGTGGCCGTGTACGAGCCCGCCGTACCTTGCCCTGCAACAACGGGGGCTGCAGCGGTCGCAGAGGCTGCGTTGATCGAGCCGATACCGGCTGTGCCTGCGGCGAATGGGGTGATTGTCGCCCCCATCAGCCCTGTTGCCGGGGCTGCTGCAGGCGGAAGGGTTGAGCCGCCGTATCCGGTCGAACCCGGGGCGGGCGTGGGGGCCGGTGTAGGGGTGGGTGCCGGTGCGGGGCCTGGTGCTGGAGTAGGCGCGGGCGTCGGGGGTGGAGTCTCCCCGCTCATGTACTTGTTGAAATCTTCCGGCGAGATGCCAACCATTTGCGAAAACTGATCCGCGCTGATGCCAAGTTGCTGGCCTTGCTGGACCAACCACGCACGCCTCTCTTCGTGTGGCGTGTTGTTGGCCTCGGCATTGGCCCACCATTCAGTTGCAGCCTGCTTGACGCCAGCTTCCGTCCAAGGCTGCGGCGCGGGAGTCGGGGCCGCCGCGTCCATCTGGTTGACTTGCGAATCCATCTGGTTGATCTGCGACCCGGTCGTCGTCGCAATGACCGGCTCAGCGGAATTGACCGCCGATGACGTTGCGTTCATCAGCCCGCCACTGCCTCCCGGGTTCGTGTTGATCCCTGGGCCTGCAGCAAAAGTGATGCCCTGTCCGGTTAGGTAGCTCAGCGTCTCGGGTGAAAGACCGAACTGCGCCGTCACCTGCTCTTTGGTCAGTCCTTGCTCCTGAATCAGCGCTTGCAGCGCAGTCATGTCGCTTGTCGTCAGACCATCTTGAACGCCGACGTTTTCGCCGAGATCGGGGTATGCCATGTGTCGGTCTTTCTTATTTCGGCGTCACGTCAGTAACGGCGGCTGGATTCTGAACGTTGTGCGCGTCGATCTGCGCCTTCGTGTGTTGTTCGATAGCGGCGTAGAGCATTGAAGCTCGGTTGATCGGGAGATGGGACAGGCCCTCAAGAATGAGGTTGATCGCGGCGACCTTGAAGGCTAGCGTGACTTCCGGCTCGCATTCGACAGGTTCGCTCATGACTTCGTTACTCCGTAGAGTTTGAAAAGTCCGCTCGCAATATTCCCGCTGGAGAACAGAAATCGAATCGCATCAACATCCGCCGTACTGCGTCGCTGGCCCACGCCGTCTGCCTTGGTCATATTGGTTCCGTTACTCCCACCGCCAGCCCAAATAATCGTCTTGTTGTGAGATGTTCCAGCTGGGTTTGAAACTCTGATAACGCAGGTGAATCCGCCGTTCGCCGTGGTGTTACTGATTGCTAAGCCCAATTGAATGCGCGTAGCCGACGTTGTGCCGTTGTCGTTGGTCATGCCAAACGTGCCAGCCCCCGCACCAGCCGCCAGGCTCCAGAAATAGTCGCCGTTCGCCGCAGCGAAGGAGCTGCCGTTGTCCGTAGAGGTGCGCAGCCACGGATTAACCGCATCCGTCGCCGGAACCGCATTAATGGCGTGGAGTTCGTACTCTTCGTAGGTGCTGTCCAGCCCCGTGAAATCGATTTGGGCCACCGAGCTGGCCGTCTGCGCACTGATGAACACAAGCCCCGATGCTTGACTCGCTGCGATGGTGATCGTTCCATTGCCGTTGGTGATGGAGACGCCAGTACCCGCTGTCAACGTAGCCTTCGTCAGTGTGTTGCCCGACGAATTGCCGATCAGCAGTTGTCCGTCTGTGTAGCTCGTCTGACCAGTGCCGCCCTTGGCAACGCTGATGGTTGTCGCATTCCACGTTCCGGTGCCGATGGTTCCCAGCGTGGTGACGTTGGCGGTTCCGGCCCAGGTCGAGAGCGCGGTGTTTTCCACGCTACCCAGGCCAACGTCCGATTTGGCGATGCCGGTAGGGCTGTTGATGACGGGCGCAGTGAGCGTCTTGTTGGTGAAGGTCTCTGAGCCTGCGAGCGTGGCTGCGGTGCCAGTCGTCGGCAAGGTGACGTTGGTTGCGCCAGTCGTCGTCAGCGTGAGCGAGTGTCCGCCTGATGTGACGAGAGAACTGCCGTCCGCCAGCGTCAGAGTCGCGCTTGTGGCGGGGGCGGTGATTGCCACCTTGTTGATGCTGGTTGCCGTCGCAACACCTAGAACCGGCGTCGTGAGCGTTGGAGACGTTGAGCGAACCACATTGCCAGTGCCTGTAACTGCGACTGACTCAAGCGCTGCTGCGCCCGCATTGACAGCGACTATCTTGCCGCCGTTTCCTGCGAGCACCGGCATCTTACCAAAACCCGCCTCGATAGCATCAAGCTCCGAACGCAGCGCAGACGACGAGCCTAGCGCCCCGTTCGATGGATAGGTCGTGTGATCGTAGTACTCATTGCTCATCGAAGTGCCCTTTGCGGCGTGTACGAGACGATCGCACCATTGAGGTTGATCGAGTCGTATTCATCGGAACTGCCCGAAAAGACGAGCGAAATGTTTTCAGCAGTGCCGTCAAGATCAGCCTCTGCTGGCGTGAGTGATTGGCCGTCCCAGAAGAACGCATCCCATACGAACGTGTCCCACACCGATGACTGCAGCGCTGTAGTCACTTGATTCGTCACGCTCTGCGGCAGATCGGACGAGCCGTAGCCCAGGTTGTAGGCCATGTTGAACACGCAATAACCCGAACCCGATACTTCCACCGTCGCCTTGCGAAAGCGCTTCAACTGGCGCGGAGAATCAAGATGGTTGAACACGAGTTCTGCCGTCCAGACGATAGGCTCGCCATCGTGCGACGTGCCGCGCTCCATCTGATAGACCATGCCGTTGGTTGAGCCGAAGAAGATTTCTTCTTCTCCACTCGCACCCTCAAGCGAACAAATGCACGCGACCGGGTTCGTCAGGCTCACCGGGATCATCCCGGCCACCTTCCCATTCAGAAGCGTGGTGTAGACGGCAGCGCCGCCACTGAAGAACAGACGATATTGGTTCTTTTCACGAACGATGCAGGATGCAATCGCCGTGTTGCGCAGCGCGGAGAGATAAGGCCGAATGCCTGCGGATACTTCCGACGCGGCGAAGTTGCCGAATGATTGCGACGTTGACATCAGCGTAATGCCACGGTCGTCCAGCACGACTCCCTGTCCGACATACTGCGCCGTCCATTCGATTGCGCCTGCGTCTGGGTTGAAGCTGACCAGATTCCAGTCGGACGCCGAGTTGCCGTACAGGACATACGTAGCGTTGCGGGTGTAGATGATGAACGCCCCGCCAGTGGTCCCGCCAGGCGCGTTTAGAAAGCTGGTGACCGTCTCGCCAACCGCGATTTCAGCCGCGCCGAGAACGACAGACCAGGCCATCGGATCGCCGATTCCTGAGTGCTGCACACTCGCATCGAAACTCAGGAACAGATGATTCTTGAACGCTCCGATGTGTTCCGGTGTATCAGTCGCCATCCCTGTGGAGATGTAGGCAAAGGTGGTGCCGTCGTACTCGAACGCCTTTCCAACTCCATTGCATCCGTACATCTTCAGCGTACTGGCTGCGCCTGAAAAGTTGTAGTTCACGAACTCGTATCGCCCACCGGCAGGCAGCGTGGTTGCGCTGGAATTCCCGGCAATGGTCGCGACGTTGAGCGATGCGCCAATGTTGAGATTTTCAGCCTGGAATGTTCCGGTCTGGCTGGCGAAGTAGATGAATCCCGCCGCGTCACCACCGGCCCATGTGCCGCTCGTCTTGCATACCCGTCCCACAACCGCCGTAGCGGCTGACGTTGCGCCTGTGATCGTATCGCCGGACTGAATCTCTACCGTCCCGCCGCTCGTGAACGCGAGCGTCCTGCCAAGCGAAACTGCCGACCAGCCGGAACTTGTGGACTTGTACATAACGCCAGCGGTTCCGCCAGCGTTGTCCCTGATGGCGTACACATCGCCGCCAAACCTGTGAATGCCACGAATCGAACCGGAGCCCGTCGGTGCGGCGATGTCGTCGCGATATTCATCAGCTGCGAGATTCTTGTAGGTCGCATCAAGCGCCCGGGTCGGTGCTGCACCCTGCATCGCGCCAGCGGATGACGTTGCAACCGGCGACCCGCTGATGTTGATCGTCTCAGCCTGGAACGTACCCGTCACCTTGGTGATGACGAAGTAAGTCGATGTCGCGGCAACGATAACGCCTGTTGCCGCCGATGTCGCCCCAGTGATGGTGTTGCCTAGCGCATAACTTCCGGTGATCGTGACCGGGATGACGGAATAGGCTGCAGCCGATGGGCTTGGCTGGCCGGAAAACCGCTCATAGCCGAGCGTCACCGATAGCCCGCCTTGACTGCCAACCTCCATGTTGCTCGCGGTGCGGCAGCGGCCCGGGTTGACGCTGATGGACGGTGTGACCTGATCCATCCCGCCGCGAAACGCCCAGTATTTCGACTGGACCTGAACCGGTGGCAGCGCTCTCATGCGAGGCAGCCGCCTGTCATCTGCGGGGGCCGTTGCGTGCGACCCATCTCGCGCAACATCCGCGTGTACTCGGCCTGCCCGTCCGCAAACACTTCCGGCGCTCCGTTGTAGCGCCCATACTTCATCATGGCGCGATAGACGATTGCCATGTGGAACTCTTCGGGCAATTCGGGTGTGTCACTGTCGCCGGAGAGTTCCGTTGCCGCCTTGATGTACTCGCCACGCAGCGTGTAAATTCCGTCCGGCTTAGGGGCCAGGAGAATCGCGCGATCGTGATCAGTCGTGAACCAGCCCGGGTAACTGTCGGTCTGCGCGCCGATGTTCCAGCGCTGATACCAGTCCGGGTAGTCGAGATAGGTCAAGTCCGTCTCAGTATCGGAGCCCGCAGAGGTCAGATAAATCTTGAACGTCTCAAGCTCCCACATGCGAAACGCACTGATGGCAGTGCCCGCCGCGACATCCGTGCAATCGGTGTACGCATACTTGCCATCGCTCGCCGTCGTGTTGACGGTGAAGCTGGAGCGCATGAACTTCCAGTCGTCATACTTCGTCTGAAGGTCCATCCAGCCGGAGTTGGTCCACTTGACGATCTGACCCAGCCTGCCGCTTTGGCTCGTGGTGTCAGACGGCCCGGTCAGGCTTGTGCTGCACTCGGACGCTACACGCTGACAAAGTTGCAGGAAGTTCATTCGTCAGGCCCTCAAGCGCCCATCGCCATCGTCGCGCGCAGCCACGAATCGCCCATCGGGTTGTCGTCGCGCACGACGGCAAAGTCATACTTGTTCGCGGTGTGCGGCTCGTTCAGGATTTGCTTGATGCCCTCGGCGTTGAACACTTCGCGCTGGGTGTAGCTCGTGACCTTCATGCGCGCCAGGTGATCGGCGAAGTAGCGAGGAACGGTCTTGGTCTCGCCCCTGCGGAACAGGTTCGACTTGCCATTGATGTTGATCTCGAACACCTGCTCGGCGTTCTGATCGCTGGACGTGGCGATGCGAATCGTCACGAGTTCGCCCATGAACGCATCCATTGCCGCCTTTTCCGGGTCGGGCATCCGCTCGGCCACCTGGACGACTCGCGGCTCGCCAACACCCGGACCAACTCGCTCGGTGTACCCGGAGGGCAGATCGGCGGTGTTGAGTTCCGGAGCAATGACGACCGGGTTGTGTTTTGCTTGTCTTGGAATGCCACGAGGCATAGCGAACCTTTCGGTGGTTGAGAAAAGAAAAAGGCCCCGGTGAAGGGGCCTTGTGCGTTACGACGCTTGCGTGAACGTGATGCCAGCGGCAACACGGCTGGTGGCATAGGCGAACCAGCTCGTACCGTCACTGCGCAATTCCACGCGGTCGCCTGCAACAGACTGATTGGCAACAAAGCTGATGGTGTCGTCTGCCGTGCTCGAATCGCCCGCATCGCCTGCAACGCTGTTTTGGTTGCCCTTGATGACGTTCGCGCTTGTCGCGGTCACGATGGTGTGATTGCCGCTCGTGTTGGCCGTCATGTTGATGACTTCGCAGCGGAACCCGGCGATTGGGGCCGGGAGCGTGGTGACAAAGCCGGTGGCGTTGTTGATGTAGATGGTCGAGAGGTGGTCCGCCGCCGTGATGGTTGCGGTTGCAGTCACGGTGCGCGTAGCGCTCGCGGCCAGGGTTGCGGCATTGACCTGAGTCGCCGTCGCGGTCACGCCGTCGAGGATGTTGAGTTCGGCTGCAGAAGCGGTGACGCCACCCAGCGCAGCGAGTTCGGTCATGTCAACGACGGTTTCAACGCCAGCCGCTGACGTAGCGACGATCTGGGCGTTCTTGCCCATGATGAGTTTGCGATTGACTCGCAGGAGAGAGAAGACGCGATCCAGCATGATTTTTCCTTTGGGGTGTATTTGTGAGGTGGAATGAAAAAGCCCCCGAAGGGGCTTCTCAGATCAGAGCTCCATGGCTCAGGAGGTCTGCGGACGATCCGGCAGCGACGTGACGTTGACGGCGGTCGCGGCAGTGATGCCGGTTGCCGTCCACGAGCTGGTGCCGAACGTGAAATCCGATGCCGACGGAGCGGTGCGGACCAAGATGTAGCCGATGGGGCAGAAGTCATCCGGCAACGTCGGGAACTGCGGAGGCGACTTGAAGGCACCTGCGGTGGTCGTAATGCCCACCTCGGTATCCACAATCGAGCCCTGCGCAACCTTGATCGCACCGGCAGCGTTCACGCCGAAGACGTACACGCAAGCCGTGTTGTCCGTCTGGGCGACAAATGCAGCGCCCGTGTTCACGTCGGTCGTGGGAGTGGCGGTGTTCGTCTGGGTGGTGAGGCCGGTGGCGAACTTGCCATTGATGCTGCAAACGGTCGTTGCAGTCGTGGTGTAGGTGCTGGTGTTGCCAGCGACCAAACCGGCGTTGACGAGATTCATCGTCAGGCCACGAAGATTCATTGCATCCATGATGGTTTCCTTGTCTTGATGGTTGAGTGAGACGGGGCGGGGTTAGCCGCCCCTTGTCATCACAGATCGGTCACGCCTGCCCAGATCACGCCGCACCAGCCGTTGTTCACGACCTTGGCTGCGGACCAGAAGATGGCACCGACGTAGCCGCGCTGGCCGAACGGGTCTTCCTTGGTCTTGGTCTTCGCCGGGATGTGGGTCACGTCGAAGTTCAAGTTCAGGCCCACGTCGTACACAGCGTCTTCTGCGCACACCAGGAACGGGTAGCAGTCGATGTTGGTTGCGTTAGCCGCTTCCATGCCGGTGGAACCCACTGCAGCGCCGCCCGCAAGGGTGGGTGCCAGTTCCTTGGACGTGATGAAGCGGAAGCGACCAACAGAGCCGAGTTCGTTCGGGCTGATCGGCTTGCGGCTGGCGTACTTCGCGACCGGAACGAAATCTTCCAGGCGGCGAATGTCGTGCTCAGCGTCCGTGTGGACGAACACGATGAAACCGGCCTCGATGGCGGACGTGTCGTATGCCGGGCCGGGGGCCAGGATCGTCGTCTTCATCGTCGCGCCGTTGGCCTGCAGGGTGCGGGACATCAGCGACAGGCCGTTGTACGTGATCGGCTCATCCACCGTGGCGAGGGTCGTGCCGCCGCTGTACTGGACAGTGGTGGAAGCCTTCATCTCGCCGTAGCGGATCATCTCGCGAACGAGACCCATTTCCATGGCGGTCTGGCGCTGCTGGTCAGCCGGGATGTCATCCTCGTGCAGATCGGCGGTCTTGTCCGTGTACGAATACAGGACGGCGTACTGCTGCACTTGCACGTTGACATCGCGGTAGCTCAGCGCCTTCGGTGCCGGGGTGACGCCTTCTTGCACGACGTAGTTCGCAGCCGTCACCGACCAGCGGTTGATCGTGTTGGCATTGGTGGTTGCGCCACCAGCCGGGATCACCGCGCGATAGGTGATGTTGTCGCCCTTGTTCTTGGGCATCTTCTTGGGCGTGACGCCGAGCATCAGCACTTCTGCTGGCTCTGCGATTGCGAGCATTTCGCCCTTGATCTCGTTGATTCGCCCAGCGGGCGATGCGTAGGTATTCCCAGCCATGATGGCTCCTTAATTCGTCAGAGACGTTTTCGGCGCGCACGCTCGTAACCGATGCGGGCACCTTCTTCGTCGGATAGGGTGGATGGCTGCGCCTGTCGCGGAGTGCCTTGCGGCGTCTCTGCGGCATCGAGCCGGTCTTGTTTGCGCTTTTGTGCGGCCTTGAAGGCTTTGAAGTCCGTGAACGGCTGGGCGACGACGGCGGGGTTCCAGGAGGTGGTGACCTTCTTCTGGTACTCGGGCGGCTTCGCTTTGAGCCATGCTTGGTACTCGGCGCTCTTGTTGATCACATGTCGATCCGGGTGGACCTCATCGAGAGCAGCAATTGCGGCAAGTTGCTCCTTGCTGTATCCGGATGGATGCGGAGCGGGGGTTACTTCGGCTTTCTGGGGCTGCGCCTGCGGAGTTTCCTCAGCTGGCTTTGGAGCGGTCATGCGCGCCTGCATGACCTTGATCGCTGCAAGCAGTGGGCCTGCGATCTCGGGATACTCTTTCGCGGTTTCCTCGGCCTGCTTCAGGGCGGCAGTAAGGTCGTCAACTTCCTCGGGGGTGTTGGCCTTGGCTGCGGCGTGAAGCTCTTTGAGGGTCCGGTTGATGTCCCCAATCTCGCCGTGCATCTTTCGCACGGTTGCTGCATCGGCATTGCTGGACTTGAGTTCGCGCACCTGGGACCGAAGTTCTTCCAGTTGCGTTGCCAGCACTTCTTGTGGCGATGGCGTCGGGTCCGCTTGCGGAACGGGCTCAAGGTCGGGGTCCGGTTCGGACGCAGACTGTGCCGTCTCTGCAAGCGGTGTCGTCTCGACTTCCTTTTGCGGCTGGGCAGGGGCTTGCGCGCGCGCCTTGTTCGCATATCCGGCTTGTGCGTCCTGCAGGGCTTGCGCTTCTGCATCGACAGCCGGTTGGTCGTTCTGTTCCATCGAATCTCCACAAATGACAAAGCCCGCACTAGGCGGGCTTCTGGAAAGGACAAGGGAGGCTATTCGCCTGCGTCGCCCTGCTGCTCTTTGGCTGGCTCGGCCAGCTTCAGGAGTTCTTTCAATTCATTGATGCGCCATGCAGCGCCGAGGCGTTCTGCCTCAATGGCGCGCGGGTTCTCTGCTGTGAGTCGGTGAGCCTTCAATCGCTCCTGCGCGTGGGCTTCGACCTTTTGCCATGCGCCCTGATTGCGCTCGGCGTCAGACAGGCGGATTCGAGTCGTCATTGCTGGTAGGCCATGCCCGGCTGCGCTTGACCGGCAGGCTCGCTAGGCGGCGTGAGAACCTGGCCCACGCTGACCGCACTCAATTCCTTTTGCGTACGCAACTTCATAGCAAGACCAGACAGCGTGACCTTGGCATCGTTGAGCGATGCGCGTTCTTCCATCGACAAGCCTGCCGCCCCGAGTTCGCCTTCGATCTTGAGCGCCATTTGGTCGATCTGGCGGTCGAGCGCGTTTTCTTGCGACTCGTGCTGCAGGTCCATCTTCTTGCGCTCGGTTGCGCCCTGCTCTTTGATCTGAGCGACTTGAACCTGCGGCATCGGTGGCGGCTGCTTCCTTGCTTCGGCTGCCCGCGCCTTATCTTCTTCCGTGAGGTCAAACGACTTGGGGTTGAATCGCATCGACTTCAGATATTCGTCGCGCGTCTGTTTCGGACTCATCTCGAATGCCGGGTTGAGTGAGAGATTCAGCAGGTTCGGCAGTTGCTGGTTCTGGAGGTCGCGCTCCACCAAGGCTGACGAGCCGCGCGCCTTGATCTGGAAGTCGCCCTTCAAGGTGTCGTCCTCGCCGTACATCATTTCCCATGCGTGGTAACGACGAATGTGCGGTTCCGTGATCTTGCCGTCGAAGTTGCGCGCGATCCGTCGAAGGACGGTCGAGCCGTTGTTGTTCTGGAGCGCGCGACCGGCAGCGGTTTCCTGTACGTTGCCCTGCATTCCAAGAATGATCATCGGCAGGCCGGTGTGCAGCTCCATCATCCGCTCACCCATTGCAATGATCTGCATGAGTTCGGCCTGCAGGCTCGGCTGAATGAAGAACTGCATCGCCCCGCGAACATCATTGATTTCGCTGTTCACCCGCCATGTCCACGGATCGCCGTTCTGCTCAATGGCATCGGTCACAACCTTATGCGGCTTGGCACTCGCTCCGGCGTTGTCCATCAGGTTGCGGGTTGCGGCAGTCGTGATGCGCTGAGCGACACGACCCTGCCTGCCCACGCCCGTACCCCACGGCATACCTGGGCGCTTCTTCCACGGCAGGAAGTCGTATGGGAACTCGCCGCTGTCCAGCGGATTCAATGCCGCCTTGATGACGCGATCGTTCACCATCGTGATGAGAACTGGATACTGCTTTTGCGGGTCGTCGCACTCATCGCAGCCTGCAGCCGCCAGTTCCTCGCCAGTGATCGTGCCGTAGAAATACCAGACGGTGAATATCTCAGCGCCGGTCAACTCCTTGGTCTGGACGTAGCCCTTGGAGCCACCCTCTGTGTCGCTCTTTGGGCCTTCCGCCAGCACAGCGTCAATCTGTGAGTCGATGTACTTGGCCTTGCCTTCACCGCCCTTGAGGTCGCCCAGCTTCTTGGGCGAGAAGTAGTCCCGCTCCAACATGAAACTGCCGTCATGGATGTTCTCGCCGCAGGCCGGGAAGTCGGGAAAGATGTTCCAAGGATCACGACGAACGGATACCGGCTTGGTCTCCGTCTTGGTCGTAAGTTCTCGCTCACCTGTCTGCGGGTTCCTCGCCCAGACCTGGACCTTGCGCTTCTTCGGGACCGGCCCTTTGACGATGCCGGTGCCGATGCGCGAAGCATCCTCGATCACCTCGCGCACTTCGGTGTGATACGAGCACTCGACCAGGTAATCGTCAACCTGCTTTTGCAGGCGCTCGGCGGCTTGGATGGCCTTCTGGCGGATCGTCTCAACCTTGGCGAACAGCGCCTTTAGTTTGTCGGCGGGTGACTGCGGGGGCTGTGCAGCTTGGGCTGGGTTGCCCATGATCTGCGCGGCTGGTGTTGGCTGCGGCAGTGCGCCGGGTGGTGGCGGTCCTTGCGGCGGCATCGCACCGGCAGGAGGCTGACCGCCCATTCCACCCAGCATCGCACCCATTGCAGCCATCCCAGCCATCGGCGCACCGGGAGGCGGCTGGACTTCTACTGCCGGGAAGCCTTCCTCATCGTCCAGAATGTCCGGGACCGGGCTGGGCTCGATGACGAAGTTTCGTTCGTCGGTCGGCAGCAGCATGTCCGCGACCTTGGCAGCTGCGGCATCGACATACGGGCCGGTGATGTTCGGGAACAGCGTCGATCCCTTGTGCTTCTTCGGCTCTGCACTGCGCCCGCCTTCGGTCGGCTTGGTCTTGATGTCCTTGAATTCGTGCCGGTTGGCGTCGTCAAAGCCCTGGTAAAACTCTTCGTCCTCTTCCCAAATCTTTTCGATGCCGGAATTGAGCCGTCCTTCAATCGCACTCTTGCGCTTGGCGGCAATGGTCATGCCGAGCTTGTCCAGGATGCCTGCGCGCGTCTCTGCGCTCATCTCCTGTGGTTGCTTCGGTTTAGCCATGTAGTTGTGTCCTGAGTTCAGTAGGCCGCGCCGGGATCGGCGGGCTCCCACGGAGATTCGTTTCGGCTGCGCTTGGGCGTCGGCACTTTTGCGTGGCGCAGCATCATCACGGCGTACCGCACTGCGTCCAGCAAGTCGTCGTCAGACTTGACGATCTTTCCGTCTTCGCGGTGATACATCCGCATCTCTTCAAAGAAGTCGTTCAGGTGCTCGAACACCTTGAATTGACCGCTTTGCATACGGTCGAGGATTTCCATGAGACCGGCTTCGACACTGTTGCCGCCTGTCCCTTCGTCCTTGCCCTTTTCGGGTGGATGTGTTGCCTTGTTAGGCAGCATCAGCACGCCAGCCTTGCGGTACTGGTCGGCTAGTGGCTTTCCGGCTCCGGCTGCGGTGGTGTTCTCTCCGTCATGCGGCCACGCCACTGGAATCCAGGTGCCGCGCCCACGGAAGGCGATGGAGTGAACCTCCGGGGTTTGCTCTTTCACCCGGTATGCGTCGTACAAATACACCGTGTCGCTGTCTCTATCCCATGCCAGCCATGCGCCTGCCGTGGGGTGAGTCCAGCCGAAGTCAATTCCAGCGATGCGCGGCCAGTGCTCAGGAATGGAGAGCGGCTTGACCTTGATTGAGTTCTCATCAATCGGGTAAATCTTGCCACTACCCAGTGTCGGTATGCCGTTCGCCCGGGCTTCGCGCTCGTGGGCCGGGTAGCTGTTGATGATCGCCTTGCGCTGCGCATCGGCGTAGTGCAGCGCGTCGTAAATGGTCATGGTCGTGACGTGCGTTCCTGCAACCTTGTCGACCAAGTAGCGCTTGACCACGTCGCTCATCCCCTTTAGTGGGGTGAACGTCATGGCAAGGATGCCGTCCGTCGCGTTGGTGCGGGTCAGCGCCTCCGTGTAAATGTCCATCGGCGGTTCTTCGTCCAGCCACACGAAATCGAGTGTTTCAGCCTGAAACTTCTCGCGCCCCTGGTCGTATGACTTGAATCCAAGCAGGCTTTCCAGCGCCTGAATGTCGCCGCCGCCGCCGTGGCGAATGATCAGCGTGTCAATGGCATCGGCCACGCCACGCTTCATCGACTTGTCTTTGATCGCGTTCGCCGGGATTGCGCCGGTCCCAAGTGCGTTGATTCGCCCGCACAGTACGCGCTGGACAGAATCCCGGGTCACCTCGCTTGTCACGCCTGCCGCCCAGGCTGAAATCGGATGCTCGAATACTGCGCCGTCCCACCAGTCCGGATACCTGCCGGTTAGGTGCATCGCTGTCTCAAACCCGGCTGACCATGTTTTCCCGAGCTGGTTGCCCGCCTTCAGCAGTCGCTCACGGACTGCGAGGTCTGCGCCGGCCCGGTGGAATTCGCGCTGCTTGGGGTATGGCACGTAAGCATCAAGCCGGTTTTCCCGCTTGCGCCTGGCCTTTTCCTCCAAAGCCATTGCCAAAGCCGCCCGGGCTGGCATTTCCTCGATACTCAGCATCAGTGAACCGTGATGCCGAGTTCCTTGGCCTTCTGTGCGATCAACTGGTCAAGGGCCGCGTCCGGCATTTCAGTGACCGGGTGCCGCTGCTTGTTGTCTTCCAGGAACATGCCCAAGTGCTTCATCGCCTGCTCACGAGCGCCCTGCTTCTGTGCCCACTTCACCTTGCGGACGAACACCGGAGCATCTGGACTGCCGATCTGCTCAAACTCGATTGAGGTCAGCGCCATGCGGACATCTTCCGGAAGATCGGTCACTTGAAGCAGCTGGCCGTCTTCGCCGTACAGCCTTGCCGGGTCGAACGTCAGCTCCTGCACAATGGTCTTGACGATCAGTTCGGCGGTGAGTTCGTACTTGTTCGCCACCTTCTTTTGCGCTGCAGCAATCCGGGATTGAACCTCAGCATTACTCAGCAAGCGGGATGCGTTTGTCTCGGCTGCGTGCCCCTCCGCAACGTACCCCGCGCGCTTGTAAGCGGCAGTGGCGTTGAGGTCAATCAGGTACTCCTGAACGAAGCGCTCTTGCTTTGGGGTGAGGGCCATTATTTGCCAGCCGGTTGACTGAATCGCTGCGCCGCCACCTGCCGAACAAACGACACGCCATTGGGCGGTTGGATGCCGATGGCGAGGTGGGAGCGAACTACGCGACGGTAGAAATCGTCCTCGCTCGAACTAGCGTCAGCCGCTTTGCGGACCGCTACCCCAAACGCATAGAACGGGCGTTGCACAGTCACTCCCCAAACAGCCCTTGCGGGTTCGGTGCCGACATCTCAGGCTTGGCGCGCTTGTTGTAACCGGCCTGCGCTGCAGCCATCTCGCCGCCCTCATCTTCCTCGCCTTCGGGTGCGCTCGGATCTTCTGCCATCTGGCGGGCGATCTGGAATGCCTCGTCCAGCGATGCTGCTGGCTGGCCGTTATCTGGCATAGGTTCGCGCGCCTTGATCACCAAGGCCGAGCCGTCCGGCTTCATGTAGATGTGGACGCAGGAGACGGTTTCGCCTTCGGACTCCATGCCTTCGCCATTCATCATGTTTTCATTCATTTCAGGAGTTCCTCGATGCGGCTCTTGGCTGCGTTGATCTTGCCGTTCAGGGCGTCGAGTTCGACTTGCGCCGCATCGCGATCGGCAATCGAGTTGCGGGCTTCCTGCAGGGCGGCTTGCGCCTCGTCCCGTGCGGCCTGGCGAGTAACGTTGCCGGAGACGATCAGGCCGTCTGCCTTGATCTTGGCTTCAGCAACCAGGCGGTCTGCTTCGACCGTGGCGGCTGCGAGCTTTTCGGCAACCTTTTCATCTGCTTCGCGCAACAGGTCGCGGGCCTTGGCTTCTGCGGTTCCGGTGGTTTGCAGCGCTTCGTCGCGAGCGGTCTGGACGGCGGTTTGCGCTTCGGTGAGTGCTGGCGCAAGCGATTCCAGTTCCGTCTTGGCCTCCTTGATGCGCTTTTCGAGGGATGCGGCCTGGGTATCCAGACTTCCGAGTTCGCGCAGCTTCAAGCCCAGCGCCTCCAGTCCCTGCTTGCGGACCAGTTCGCGTTCGATTTCTTCCGCGCCGTCGTGATAAGTGCTCATGTTATTTCCCCGGTTGCTTGCGGATCAGCGCCGTGACGACCAGCGTCGCAAGAGTGCCGACGGTGGTGAGCTTCGGGCGCATGAATAGCGGGCGCTCGATGGCTTGTTTGGGCGCTCCAGCCGCACTCCATGTGATGGCGGACCCGCCCGACACGTTCGTCACCGCGCCGAAGTCGGCCTCAACATCCGTGTTGGACCCTTGCACAGCAGCAACGCCAGTGGAGCCAAAATCGCCTTTGACGTGCCAGCATGTGTCCGCATAAGCGGGCTGGCGGATGGCGACTCCGGTGTGATCTGCGCTTGTGAGAGTCCAGGTCCACAGTTCGCACCCGGGATCGGTGTCAATCAGCGTTCTGACTGGTGTGACGAGTGCCATGGCGGCCTTTCAAAGTGCAAAACGCTCGCATGATGCGAGCGCTGATGGTTTACTTTCAACCTCTTCGGACCGCTAGAAGTCGCCAGCGCCGGGAGTGGCCGGTTTAGTCCTGCAGTGCAGTGACTGTGGCAACCCAGACCAGCGAAGGAACGCCGGGGTGATCGGACGCGACCGCGCTGAATGCATCGCCTGGTGCGTCGATCTCGTCGCCGCGGCCCACGAATGAGGTTGCGCCGATTCCTCTGCGCATTCCAGCCTTGACCTTTTCCTCGCACGTCACGGCGCCGGACAACGAGTAAGCGGGCTGGTTGACGTTGCCTTGACCGTTCACGGCGCACTGCGGGATGACCAGCAGGCAAGGACGATTCGTCTCGGCGTTCACGGTGCCAGTAGCGGCAGGGACGCTGGCCGAAACAGAGTAAGGGAGCATGGAGGCGTCAACCGTGACCGGCGAACCGATCCAGTCGATGGTGCGCCCCTTGGAAATGCCGACGAGGAACGTATCCGAGCCTGCGAGCGATTCGTTGGGTTCGAGTGCGAGAACTGCGGAAACAGAGAATGCTTTGGTGCCGTTGGTGTCAGCCATGATGGTCTTCCTATTGAAGTCGCGAGCCGGTTGGCTCAAGGATCGGGCTATACCCGTTGATGAAATTGCGCTGGAACTTGTCCAGCGCGTCCTGCATGGAGTCTGCGTAGCCGAGGTGGATGTAGTCCAGGTCGCACCAGTCGATGACCTTGCCGTCGATGTAGTTTTTCTTACCGTTGAGGCGGTAGGTGGGCTTTAGGACGCGGAAGGTCATGTCTTGCCTCTCGGCTCTACGTTGGGGGAATCTGTGGATAACTACCGTTCGTCGGATAGTTTGCCGTATTACGTTATTTGTCTTGCGCGCCGTCTATTGCCGTATTACATTAACTACATCAACCAACCGGAGCGCAAACATGATCACCAACACAAAGCAAAACTGGACCACCGGCCAAATCGTGAAGGTCGGCTTCATGTCCCTGATGGTTGTGCAAGCTGTCCCGACACCCGGCGACTTCGCACCTGACGCCTACATCCTGACCAACGCCGCAAACACAAAGCTCTACAAGTTCGTACCCCACAACGGCCTGCAATCCATTGACCTTAGCGAAGCCAATCAAATGATCGCAGAGGCTTCCGCCCTCGCCGGTCGCATCGCTGCTCGCGCCATCGCTAAAGCCGCCGCATAAGGAGTCTCACCATGAACCGCGATCAAGCCAACAAACGCGCCGCCCAGCAAAGCAAGACCGATGGCCCTCACTATGTCGTCTGGGTATTCGACCAAGGCCGCGAGGTCTTCAATGCTGAACAGGCCCGCCGTTATGCGCCGCTCATTCAGGTCGATGCCGCATACGTTGACGGCATCGAGGTTGCCAAGGAAACCGCATGAGCAAGCCACCTGCCAAGCGCCCAGCCGGTCGGCCAGAAGTCGCGCCAGAAGATCGGCTGGAAGTCGTCCCCATCCGCCTCAGTACGAGCCAACGCAACAAGCTGCGCCTGCTCGGTGGGGCTGGATGGATTCGCAAAAAGATCGACGCCGCAAAGGTCGTACTGGACTAATTGGTGCCCGAGCAAGCAAACCGCTTTTGTCACTGTGCAGGTAAACGATTGAACGGATGCGCCCGGGCGTAAACAAGAAAGCCGCCTGCGGGGTTAACGGGGCGGCTTGGGGGTGTGGAGCGGACTCAGGGAATTGAA